CCCGCCTTGAGTGGCGGGCTTGATTTGGTTGTGTTATGGGGTTTGGTTTAGTAGGTGTTGAATGATCCGCAAACGACGCCGACGACCTCTAAACCGTGTTGCATGGAGTGAAGGATTGGATAGTCTGGGTTCAGCGGCTTCAGATCAAAGAGTTCTCGACCTTGATCGTCGTATCCGGTGACGACGTATTTCTTGAAAGTCGTCTCTGTGAGAATGCCAGACGTAGAACGTGCGATGACGAAGTCTCCAGGTTTTGGCAGCCTATTGGGGTCGACGAAGAGCAGTTGTCCTTCTTGGAAATTTGGCGACATGGAGTCGCCTCTTACGCGAAGAGCAAAAGTTTTCTCCGGCAATGTTTCTGGGACGATCGCCCATTCATCGTATTGTTCTTGTCCGTTGTCTGTAAGCATTCCCGCCTGCACATATGAAAGGATTGGTATGCGCTTGAAACGTATCGTGCTTACTTGGGGGTTGCCGAGTTCTGCGTTTTCCGTGTCAAGTGTTCCTGGAGGAAGGCCAAGCTTATCTTCAATCTCTCTAGCGATTCGTGCTCCAAAAGACTTCGTTCCTCTGATCATGTCATTGATCTGCT